ATTTAGAGTAATTTATATTTCTCCTTTCAATATATCCATTAAGTTTTTTAAGTTGCATCAATCCCAAAAATGCACAAATTTCATGATTTCTAAAATTATACCCATCAGTCAAAAACAAGAATTGACTTGAAATATGCGGATACTGTTTAGAATATTCACTAAAATTCTTAGATTCTCTAGCCAATCCATGACTTCTTTTAATTCTCATCCAATCATACAATTCACTATTATTTGTAGAAATCATTCCACCTTCAATTGTGGAAATATGATGCCCAAAATAAAAACTAAAAGTTGCCCCTAAACTATCAGATCCTCTTTTAGACCCATCTGGAGATTTACATCCGTGCGATTCACAAATATCATCAAGAATTAAAGCATTTGGAAATAACTCCTTGTACTTTTCATTATTGGCGGAAAATCCTATCAGGTGTGTGACAAAAATAAGTTTAATGTCAGGATGTTCTTTTGAAATATTAGTGAGATCTTCTTCACAAAAACTGAAGTTATCGATATTAATATCACAGAAAATTGGAGTAAACCCCAATTGTATAACAGGACCAATATTTGTAACCCAAGTACAAGCAGGGACTAAAACCTTATCTCCGTGTTTTAATCCATATAAATCTTTTACTGCAGAAAGTAGCAAGTAATTTGCAGTACTTCCAGAACTAACAAAAAGAGAATGTTTTGATCCCAACCATTCAGACCACTCTTTTTCAAAGTTCTTAACTTTTTCTCCCTGAGTAAATTTATCTGTAGATAATATAAACTTAGAAAGTTTTAACCTATCGAAGAATGATAGGTTATTCTTCATTAGTGGCCACTTATACCCTGACATAATTACTCCTATTCTTTAAAAACCATTCGATTGTAATTTTTAAACCATCTTCTAATGAGGTTTTAGATTTCCATCCTAAAGAACTCATCTTAAAAGTATCTAGAGCTCTTCTTGGTGTTCCGTTTGGTTGATTAACATCCCATTTTATTTCTCCCCCATAACCTACAAGATCAGAAATAATTTCTGAAAGTTCTTTAATGCTCACCTCTCTCTGTGGCCCAATATTAACAATTTCTGGATCATTATAATTGTTCATCAAAAACACAAGACCATCAGCAAGATCATCAGAAAATAAAAATTCTCTTGTAGGACTGCCATCACCAAAGCAAGTTACTGTTGGAAGATTTTTTTCCTTAGCAGAAACAAATTTGTTAATTAAACTGGGGATAACGTGGCATTGCTCAATTACAAAATTATCATTAATACCATAAACATTATTTGGCATAACAGATACAGTAGGGAACCCGTACTGCTCAGTATATTTTTTACACATCATATACCCAGCAATTTTAGCTATGGAATACGCTTCATTTGTAGGTTCAAGTGCAGATCCCATTAAGTACTCTTCTTTAATAGGCACTGGTGCTTCTTTAGGATAAATGCAAGCAGATCCTAAAAATAAAAGTTTCTTACATCCATTTCGATAAGCAGAGTCAATAACATTAGTTTGTATTTGTAAATTTTCTCTGATAAAGTCGGCTGGAAATGATTTATTGTATCCAATCCCACCCACCTTCGCTGCAGTTAAAAATACATACTCAGGTCTTTCTTGCTTAAAGAATTCCTCTACTTTATACTGATCTGTCAAATCCATTAAATACCTTGATTTAGTTAAGATATTTGAATGTCCATTCTCCTTAAGTTTTCTAACAATTGCAGATCCAACAAGTCCTCTATGACCTGCAACAAAAATTTTACTATCAAATTTCATTAGCACACATTTCCTCAACTAATTGATCAAAAGAAATCTTAGGTTCCCAACCTAGTTTCTGTTTTGCCTTTGTGGCATCACCCAATAAAGTTTCAACTTCAGAAGGTCTAAAATATTTAGGATCCACCATTACACGCACTAATCCAGTATTCTTATCAATTCCAACTTCAGTTCCTTCATCAGTAAACTGCCATTCAATATCCATTCCAAAGTAAGGTGCTACTCTCTCTACAAACTCACGAACTGAATATTGCTTGCCAGTAGCAATTACAAAATCATCAGGTTCATCCTGTTGAAGCATCAACCACATTGCCTCAACATAATCCTTTGCGTGTCCCCAGTCACGAAGAGCATTCAGATTGCCAAGTTTGAGAACAGTTTGCCTACCCTCAGACATTGCCTTGAACCCCCTAGTAATCTTACGAGTAACAAAGGTCTCGCCACGGCGAGGAGATTCATGATTAAAAAGAATACCCGTGCAAGCATACATTCCATATGCCTCACGGTAATTTTTAACAATCCAGTAACCATAAATTTTAGCAACTCCGTAAGGACTTCTTGGATAGAAAGGGGTTGTTTCTGTTTGAGGAATTTCTTGAACTTTACCATAAAGTTCAGAAGTAGATGCCTGATAGATACGAACCTTCTTTTCCATCCCCAGAAGACGAACTGCTTCAAGAACTCGAAGAGTTCCAAGAGCATCAACTTGACCAGTGTATTCAGGAATTTCAAAAGAAACTTTTACGTGGCTTTGCGCACCTAGATTATAAATCTCATCAGGTTGAATTTGCTGAATAACTCTAACCAGATTTGTTGAATCTGTAAGATCACCATAATGAAGATGAATGCGATTGTAGATATGATCTACCCTATCAGTATTGATCAAAGAAGATCTACGAACAATTCCATGAACCTCATAATCCTTTTCTAACAATAATTCTGCTAGATAAGAACCATCTTGACCTGTTATACCAGTAATTAAAGCAATTTTTTTAGTCATTTCAGTAATTTAATCTATTATACTCTACCATATTGATCTTGAATTCTAACGATATCAGTTTCTTCGCACATTTCTCCCATCTGTACTTCTACAATAATTATACCACACTTTCCTCCAGTAACGCGATGTTTGGAATTTATCGGTACAAATATGTAGTCACCTACAGAAACATCCTTAGAAATATCATCTATCTCTACCTTACCATTTCCAGAAACTACTATCCAATACTCATTTCTATAATTATGGTATTGTAGGGATATTCTTTCTTCAGGATTAACGCAAAGTCTTTTTACTTTATATCCATTATCTTCTAAGAGATTTTCATACCATCCCCAAGGTCGATTTACTTTTTCCATAGTTATTTTAAAAATAAAAGATTTTCAACCACCAAGAAATCCAACTCAGTATTTTCCAAAACATAAAATGCATCTTCGATGCTAGTTAATATTGGTTTTCCTTTTATGTTAAAGGAAGTGTTCATTATAACTGCTATTGAATTTCTTTTATTTAATTCAGTTAAAATATCATAAAATAACTTATGCTGATGTTCTGTGACAGTTTGAAGTCTTGCAGTTCCATCTTCATGAGTAATAGAAGGCAAAAGATCTCGATATTCACTTCTAACATTTGGAGCAAAACTCATATATTCCGAAGGAAATGCATTCTCAAAATATCTACTGCTATCTTCTTCACGGCATACTGGAGCAAAAGGTCTAAACCATTCTCTAAATTTAACCTTGGCATTCAGTATATCTTTCATATCAGCAATAGAAGGATCACAAATAATACTTCTATTACCCAGTGCTCTAGGTCCAACTTCAGAGTATTCCTGAATAACTCCACCTATTTTACCCAGTTTAATTAAATCTACTATTTTAGGAATATCACTATAAAAAACTTTTCCAGTTGTATTATATTTTCTATAGTATTCGTTTATTTTATCTCTATCGAGAATATCGATACCACAATAGGCAGATGGATTTGTTTTTAAACTTTGATAATATACAAAATGCCCAAAAGATAAACCACAATCACTAGGATAAGGAGAAATATAAAGATTTAATTTTTTTTGATCCAAGTATTCTTTCAACTTCTGATTAAACAAAACATTTAATGCGCAACCTCCAGAAAAAACTACATTTAAATTATAGTTCTCTATGTAGGGTTTAATAAAGTCAAAACAAATTTTTTCAAATACGTACTGATTAGTCGCTGCTAAATCATAACTATTCTGACCAGAAAAACAATCTTCAAATAAAGCCACTCCCATATTTTTGGATAACTCTTCTTCTTTTATTTGATAAAAATTTGAATGATCCAAAGGATGATTTTTATAAAATATTTCTATAGCATCAATCCACTCTGATCTAACTTTTCCATATGCAGATAATCCCATTATCTTCCCAGCATATGTTAGAGCATTTTTATCAGACTTACCAGCTTCATTAATCTCTTTGTTTATTTCAGAAATATAATATCCCAAATTTCCATAAATTCCTGGATTAAATTTAAAAGAATTTTCAGAATTCGTATCAATTATTTTTTTAAATTCACCATTAATATTTGAAAATATACTGTAACTTACTACCTGAAGAACATTATTATCGTTAAGATAATCATACCCACCACCATCTAAAGAAATTAATAAAGCATCATTAAACCCACTCTGATAATAAGCACCAGCACAATGAGACATATGATGACCCATTAAATGGATATTCTTTATGCTAGTAAACTTAGATAGTAAAAAATTAATATCCCCTTCACTAAGTTCACTGTAAAGTATGGTATCTGGTTCTTCCTTTAAATTTATTTTTACTAAATCAATAAATCTATTTCTAGTTTCCTCATCCGTACCCAAAATTGTATTATCTGCACTACTTCTAAAAATACCAAATCTTTTTTTGCAAAATCTTTCGTATTCAAAAATTCTTATTTTATTATTTTTATCAACGAAAGTAACTGAAGCATCGTGGCACCCATTAATTGCCAAAACTTTTGAATTCATATAACAAATACCGTTACAGTCTTTATATATCATAAAAAAAGAGGAGTTAAAAACTCCCCTTCCGCATTTCAGGCTCGCCACCAATTCTTTGACTGGAAATTGGAAACCAGGCGGGATTGCCCCATCCGCACCACCAGTTCTTTAGAGAAACTAGAAACTCATAATAGGGTCATACTTGACTCCACCAGTTCTGTTATAGTCCATCCGTGACTAAGGGGTTTGCTCCCGACCAGTGCTGTTATAGACCATCCGTGTCTTCATCCTCACCATCATCTTTAATGTAACAAGGAACTCTATCAGGATCCAACCAACGGGCATATTGGTGATCTTCCATAGCAGTCAAACACTGCATTTGATTATCAAAAAGATAGATGTCATTCCATCGTTTTGTATATTCATTTTTCTTTTGAAGGCGGTAATCAGGTTTACCGTTCAATTCAATAATACCAACTTCAACAAATCGGTATTCTTCACGTTCTAAAAGAACTTTTGTCATGCAACCTCGACAGATTCCAGATCAGCAAGAACATATTCCATAAGCATTTCATAGTCATCGAGCGGATCACCAGAGAACACTACACCTTCGTTTTCATAGTACCGACGAACCTTTTTGTAGAGTTTCGGATTCTTTACATCAAGGTAGAAATCGCCATTTGCAGCACCACGAAGGGTTTGAACGTCTTTCTTGAATTTAGAAGTAATAGTCATTGTTTTGAGTGTTGTCCTTAGTATTATAAGGGGTTAACTTAGAGAAGTCAAGTAGGACGCTTTCGGAAGTGTCCAGTGCTCCTTGCGTGGATCGAACACGCCTCAGGCGAATTATGAGTTCGCTGCATTCACCAGATTGCTAAAGGAGCAATACGAGTGCCTGGATTCGAACCAGGTCAAAGCCGCTAATCTGGCGGAAAGAGTTTATAAGACTCCTCTGACTACCAAGTCTCACTCGCTTAAGTTCAGATCTATAATAGCGGATCTGAAACGCTTTGTCAAGGGGCTTCTTCGTGATCCCTATGTATTCGAACTATATCCTCATCCAACCCAGATTCTTTGAGCACTTCTTTAACTTCTTGATATGGAACAATAAGAGCATTCCCATATTCACTTTCAATTAAGAAAGTTTCTCCATCTTCAACACGTTCCATAATTTCATCAAAGTTTTTTTGAAAATCTTCTACATTAAATTTTTCCATTTCGGAGAGAGTATTCTTTTTCATTTTATAATAATTTATAAATTATTTAAGTTTAGGACCAAGCATCCAAGCAACTAAAGAAGTTCTTTTTCCTTTTGTAACAGGAGTTACTCTATGAGGAACTCTTGAATCAAATATAATCATAGTTCCCTTAGTTCTTGGGGCCACAAGAGTTTTTCCATGATAATCAATAAATTCAAGATCTCCACCTTCATATTCAGAGGGGTCATTTACAAGTAAAGTTGCACTTAATTTACGAGTATGATTTGGATTATCTGGATTACCATAGTCTGCGTGCCATCCGTAATGTTCTCCAATATCATAATTTGTAACTTGAATTCCTGTCAAGTAAGTTAAATCATATTCCCAAAAATCTCTATTTGCTTTATTAAAGTAGTGAGAAAAAATAGAAGAAACCCAATGCTCTTCATACCACCAAGTGATCTTAGAATTTCTTGTTTTAGTTTCTATAATAGAATTTGTACTATCTCCAATACTGGCTTCTGAAAAAACTTCATAATCAATACTTTCAACTTCTTTGACAATCAAATCCATCAGTTCATCAGGAATAACTGCCTCATAGTGTCCAGCAGATTTGGCAATTTTATGTTCACTCATAAATTTAGGTCAATAATTTTAGTTGTCTTAAGACAATCGGGGTGACAGGATTTGAACCTGCGACCGCCCGCTCCCAAAGCGGATGCGCTACCAAACTGCGCTACACCCCGATACACCGTTATTTATTGCGATGTATAAACATAATACCAGCAAAAGGAACGACTGTCAACCCCATACCGCACATAAACAACCAAACTGGACTCTGTGCGAGTGCTTCTACAATATGAAACATCAATATCCCCTCCAAGATTTAAATTCGTAATAAAAGTATTGATCAACAGCATTATCATTTAATGGAGGGGGTTCAGTTTTATAAGACCATATCTCACAAAATTCTATGATGCGATGATCGTTTAATGCTTTATGCCCCCACATTCTTACAAATGATGATGCAGCAAATTGATATCTTTGCTTAATGTGCGGTTCCATTCCCGTCGTATTTCTCTGTATCATAGTATCCCCCTTTAGTGCCGAAATAAAGAGTTGCTAAAATAAAAGGAACTGAAATGATTAAAAGTAATTCTCTCACCTTACGTGATGTCCACCAAACATATGACGCATACCATTCAAAATCTTGGCTGCGAAAGTACCCAAATTGCGCGAATTAAATCTTTCATAAAGGGCAGTAGTAATGACAGGAGCGGGTACACCAAGGTCCACAGCGGCAGAAACAGTCCAACGACCCTCACCGCTGTCGGATACACCTCCAAAGAATTGCTTAAGTTCTTCATCATTCCGTAAAACATAAGCGGTAAGATCAAGTAACCAGCTGCTAACAACACTACCGCGCCGCCATAACTCAGCCACCTCAGCAACATCAATATCATAGCAATAACTCTCAGGATCTGCCATCGGTGCCACTTCTGCATCACCTTCTCTGACATACTGGGATCCTGCATTGGCGTTCTTGATGATATTAAATCCTTCAGCATATGCCTGCATTATACCATACTCAATACCATTGTGAACCATCTTTACAAAGTGTCCTGCGCCTGGTCCACCACAATGTAACCAACCAAACTCAGCAGAAGTTACGTCTGAGTTAAACTGAGTCCTTGGGGCAGCGTTGATTCCTGGGGCGAGGGCATCAAAAATGCGCGAACAAGTGGCGACTGCAGTATTTCCACCTCCAACCATAAGACAGTATCCACGATCCAAACCATAAACACCGCCGCTAGTGCCACAATCAATATATTGGATGCCCATCTTTGCCAGACGTTCTGCTCTTTTCCGACTGTCTTTAAAATTGCTATTGCCATGATCAATAATAATATCTCCTTCACTACAATATCGTAGTAGTTCATTGATAGTCTCCTCTACATTTTCTGCTGGCACAACCATTTGAAAAATGCCTGGTTGAATTCCACCATTTTTATTTTTCTTAACTACTTTAACAAGATTTTCAATATTAGTTGCAATTCCATCCACATATCCCTTTTCATATGCTTTGTTTGCTTTTTCATAGTTTCTCCTATACCCCCAAACCTCAATACCTGCTTTCATCATACGACGGGACATTCCTTCTCCCATCCTTCCAAGTCCAATTAATCCTACTTTCATAAAACTCCTGAATAAGCGTGTGTAAGTCCCCAATAAATGAATAATATAATGGAACCAAAAAGTAAAAATGAAGATATAAAAAGATTATTCATCGTCTTCGTCCTCATAAGTTGAAGGTTCTTCAAATAGTTCAATCATCTTTTGATTTAAAACTCTGGAATAAAGTTCTTGCAAGTCTTCTTCCGAAAGATTTGTCATTTGTCCTTAAGTAGTTCTTCTATTATACGTCTAGTATTTTCTATCTTTTTTTTCTCTCTATCACAATGACGATATCCACGCTGCCCACTCATAATCATAGTTCCCTGATAAAACATAGTGGCAGCAAATATTAATAGAAATACTACTCCTAGTATTTCAAGGTAATATTTAGCCATGGCATTAAAGGTGGAATAACACCAATAAGTCTTAGTAGTCCCTCAGCAAATAGAGCAAGAACCACCCAACCGACGCACATACTAATGATAGAAGCATTACGGTTGTGTCTTCGTATTGCAGCATCAATCATCTCCTGAACTTCAGAACGACTTATGAATTCATCACCAGGTTCCATCACTTTTCGTCTCCAAGAAATTTTGCAAGAGGATCTTTTCTGGTCTTTACTATTTCAATTGCTCTTTTATAAAACATATTATCAGTATTTCCAGATTGTTCGAAAGTCTCCTTGATCTTCACCCAATTATCGTAGGTGTGTTGATCCATAAGGGTTAAAACGGAATAATACTAGTTATATTAGTAAGTATTTTTACTTTGTCAAGTATGTGTTGATTTCCAAAAAGTGTTAAAGAAAATCTAAAATTTGTAAAGGAAGATCAGGGATTCGAACCCTGGAACGCTACTAACGTTAATAGTTTTCAAGACTATCGCCATCAACCACTCGG